AATATGGTATCATCATGAACCGTTAAGATATAGATATCTTTAGATAGTCCTGGTTTGGTTCCTGATGGAATCATACAGCTAGCGAGATATGCAATATAGTCGAGAGCTGAAACATTTCGTTTAGAGTCAAGTATAACAGGTTGATCATCACCCGCAATAAGCTTATCTAAATCACTTATTCTCATACCGGTAAAAGTATCCTGTAAGCTCTTATTACTTCTAAATAAGCTTTTTATCTTTTCACTTGGCTTTACTGGAGCACCGGTAGCAAGTTCTGTAATTGTACCGTCTGCTGTAAGAGCTGCACCAGACACTGCCTCTATTTGGTAGGAAATAGAACTAGCTTGTAGGTTAAAGCCCTGGGTAATTTTTGTAATGATTGCTTCTTCATTTTTATAGGTATAAGATGGAACTGACGCATCACCGTAGGAAAAAATAATTTTACGAGTATTACTTATACTGGAAAAAACTTTTTCAAAAAAGTTAGGGTCGTCAAATTGTGTAATAGGATATATAATATTTAGTACATACTGGTTTACTTGCCCGTTTATTTTCGTTACGGTAAGGTCTTGGATGTAGTTAGGATATTTTATATTATAAGTAGTATAAAACCCGTTTTTATCCTTTCCGGCCTGTGATTTAGTCTTACTATCAAAGATTCCGAAAGTGTAAGTTCCTAGTGTTACCTTTACCCAAGGTACCTGTATTCTAGTTTGGCTTGAGAGTAAGCTTTTTCTTTGCTGTGAAAATTTTAGTCCTGCCATTAGTTAGTCCTTCCAAAAGTTACACTTGCGATATTTGGAACTCGAAGAATACTATAATGATCTTTTAATGAAACAAAAGAATCCTGAATATCATTAAAATACGCGATTACCCACCAATAAGTTGGGTTATTATAGTATTGTAAAGATAGACTATGTAATGTATCTTCTGAAGTTACTTTATGAGAAACATACGGACTATCTTTTGATATATTGCTTCCGATGCCATAGATTTCACGTTGTCGTATATCATCAAAATAGTACGGTACATGAGTATATCGGCTCAAGTAATCATAGCTTTCATAATTTTTATTTCTTAAAGTATCCATTGATTAAGCGTCCTCCATTCCCATGCCTTTTCTCATAGATGACACTAGTCCTCTAAAAGAGCCATTTGTATACACAGTCGAAGCATCATAAGGGTCAACTTCAGCTACAGTAAAGCCTATTCCGACAACAGCATATTTTTCATTTGCTAAAATTGGCTTTTTATAAGTAACCGTAATTCCACTTGTAACAACACCTTTAACAAACACTTGCCTTCCGAGTCTAATTGCAACTAGTGGCGGCTCGATAGTTTTATTTGTTAAATTATATTTTGGTAATGCGATTGCTTGTAGTGATGATATTAATTTATCAGAGTAATCTTCATTGTCATTTAGTATTACACTGCTATAACCAGCATTTGCTTCATCAATCATATCTCTGTGAAATTCTAGATTAAATTGAACTGTTCTTGGGCCTGCATTACTAAAAGTATAAACAGGTGCAGAGCGACCGAGAGCATTCTGGTCATTAAAGTTAGATTGCATTTGGTCGGTAACTTCATCGGGATATTGCGGCAAGCGCCAGTATTGAGGCGGCCCGTCTTGAGGCCCAATACCGTCTAAGTGTGAGATATAAATATAACAGTCAGGAAGTATTCGGTTTTTAATTTCGTTTTCAGTAAAGCTCATTTGTTCTGCCAAAGTGTATCCCTCCTTTAAACGTTATATAAATTTGAGTAGATATCTACATTTTCTAAAGTTGTTTTCGCTGTAACTTGGGGCTTCTTGGTCTTTTCATTGATCTCAACTCTCCAGCTTGCATAAAGCTTTTCCGCATCCTTGTCAGCATAACCTAGTATATCATAAAAGTCAGAACGGCTTTTTTGACCGATTTGCTTAAGGTTACCGCCCGTCTGCTTTTTGGGGTCAGAGTTGTGCCCTTGATTTTTTACTTTATAAAGAGCCTGATTTGTTCGTTCGTCTATTTTTTCATCAACTACAAATTTTCCACTATTCATCAAATAATCATATAGGATCATTTGCATCTTAGGTTCCCAGATACCATCTATTTGAAAACTATAGCCGCAGTCTTCCATTACTTTTTGAAGTCGTTTAATGTTGTCTGGTGTGGGGTCATTTGGTAATATAACATTTGTTACTAAATACTCTATTAAACGATCTGCAAACGGGTAAGATATGCCTGTATTTAGCGCGAGTAATTGTAGTTTACTTATAGGCCTGAACTCTCGTGAGTTTAGCTCAGGCAAAGTTGACTGCTTATAAGTTTTCTTTGTCTCAAAGTTTGTAATAGTCGAGTTATTAATATACCGCCAACCCGCCGTGTCACTTACCGTATAAAGGGAATCATTGAAGTTACGATAGTCGCCTTCTAAAACAGTAATGCTTGACGTATTAGTAGCAGGAACTTTTATAAATAATTTAAGTTCGCTTTCTCTCATAGCAACTTCTGACCTTAAAATTTTAGTAGTATCGAATAGCATAGGCGGGCGAATTGCTTCACCACTATCAGTTCCAAATATACCTGTTGTTGTACCAAGTTTTACTTTAGTTTGGTTGTTTTCATCATACCAGTTCCAGTGCTTTACATGAAGCTTATCATAAATAAATGGTTGGTTAAACAAAGCTTTCGGAATTTTGGTGTACGTCTTTTTAATTAGGTCCATAGCCTTAGTAGATGTATCTAACTTTTCATTATAAAAACCGCAGAATAATTCTATGCCTTGATAACAGTCTATTGCTATTGTGTAATTTTCAAAAAGTTTTACCGGAAGCATATAAATTTTAAAATTAGTATCATAAGCATTTATAGAAATAGCTCTGCTTGGCGTATCTGTATTTTCTTCTTCTAAATTAAGGTTCAACTTTATATTATTGCAAAGTCGATTGCTAAAGCAGTTATACATAGACATTAAGTTTATATTTTCATAATCTCTTAAGAATCTCAAATAATCGCCTAAGTACTCATGAGTTTGATAATTATAGAGTGTTGTAGGATTTTTTAATGTTTTGGTTAAACCTAAAATTTTATTTCCATTATAGTGGATAGACTGATTGCTTTTCCAATACTTAATTATTTGGTTTTCATAGCTGAGATGCTCATTGAGGCCCTTACTGAGCCCCAGACTGGCATTCCAATTACTTGTTTCCCAAAAGTATTGCTGTGCACTGCCGTCTTTTAGGTAAGTAATTCCGATAGCAGGTCTGGTTTTATTTGTAGAAATTACTATTGGCAAGTTAGATTCGATAACTCTCGGATCTTCATACCCATGCTCAGCGTAAAACTTTTCAAATTCCGCCGTATAAACTTTACAGGTAGGCAGGTTAAAAGAAGAGAGAAACTGCTTCAGATAACCTGTAAATATGTGGTTGTTATTAAATTGTAGCATATTTTAATTCCTCTCTTCTTTAGAATGATAATACCCAGTTACCGTTATCTGTTCCATTTGTACCGGCAGTCGGAGTAGTGACACTTGTCGAAGGGTCACCTGTTAATGGGTCAGTATGATTGCAATTACAACTTAGTACTGGAGCCCCGCCGTTTCCACTGCCGCTTACTAGCCTTACACGTAAGCTTTGTGAGCCGTGTGCAACTTCTTCTAGCAGGTTATAAATATTTACAACAGCTAGATTTGCATTAGTAGCAACGTCATCAGCAGTTTCATTTTCTTTTGCTTCAACCATTTGTTTCTTTTTATCGTCTTCAGCATCTTGTAGCGTTGCGTTTTTAACATCTTCCCCGGAGCTGTTTCCGATATAGCCTGACTCAGAAATACTAGAGCCTCTGAGGTTTTGCAATGGCTGAGCTGAACCGCGAGCAAGAACTGGAATTTTTCCGTCAGTCTTTATACCAGCACGCCGCAGCATAGTACTTCCAACGAGCGGATTAACTAAGTCGGTTAAACCGGTAAATAATGGGCCAAGAGCACCGAGAGCCGTGCCAGCCATAGACGCGACAGACATAAGATCAGCCACAGAGGTATTTAAGTCAACACCAAAGCCCATAACGTTTGCAAACGGCAGAGCAATACCTCCACCACCAGTAACGTCTCTTAGCAAGTCAGCCATCTTTGGAAGCGCATATAATATTGGATTACTTGCTTGAGTACTTGCCATGCTATACATCATGTTGTCCCACATATTGGTCATACCTTCACCAATACTGGTTCTAAACCTGATAGTATTCATCATAGACTCGAGCTGTCCAAGCATCCCACTATAAGATAAGTCTTGCTTTGAGACCTCTTTAAGGCTAGATGCCAGGTTGGTAGCTGCTCTTAGATCAGACGCTTTCATACCGTAAACATTTGCTAACTGTTGTTGAACAACTTTACTATCGCTGGAGGTCTCAGCAATCTCGGCTAAGTAATTTACCATAGCTTGCATGAGTTTATTAGTCTCGTCAGCATCTAAGCCTTCTTGTAGGATATCCGCTATAGACATTCCAGCTTCATTTGCAGCCATTATTAACAGGTTGCCTGTGCCGCTTCCAGTAAGTCCTCCAACATCACCACTTGTGATTTGACCAAATGTCTGAGCGATACCTTCGACGGCGCTTTTAGACATACCTACCGAATACAGAGAACCCATCCATTTTTGTACTTGGTACTCAACTTCTGCAGCCTCTGCTCCAGTCATTAATGCCTGCATCTCTTCGAGGCTACTACGAATACCGCTTGCAACTTCTGATAAATATTCAGAGGTTTCATACATGCTATTTAAGAAGCTATTTAAAGCAGACTCCATACCAAGACGGCCTGCGGTGGTGTCTTCTTGCTGAATACGAATTAGCCTTAAAAGTGTTCCATCAGCTACGTTAAAAGTATTAGCGATTTTTTCTTGAATTGTCATCAAGAAAGCTCTCTGTTTAATATCAAAAGAAATACCTTTATCAACCAGTTCTTTTATATTGTCAACAAGTTTTTCTTGTTTAATGAAAGGAGATGCCCCTGCTATCTTTTTTGCATCTTCTAACAGCTGATTCCAATAAGAACCATTACCAAAATCACGTTTATTGGCTGTTGACCCTTGTAGACGAGTATCTACAATACCTTGCATAGAAGAAATTTTCTTAACATCTGCGTCAAGCATTTTTGCAAGACTTCCAGCAGCCTCAGCAAGTAACTCAAACTGTGCTGACAGTTTTGCAGAAGACTCGTCAAGTCCGTCTTCCCCTTTCATTAGCTCTGCAGTACGCTGTCCCATGTATTCGCCGTAAGACTGTTTTACATCAACTAAAGAAAATTCCCCGGTACCGAATTTCTTTAGGCTATCGGTTATTCCGCCTACAGCTTCTTTTTTCGCAGCTTTATGACGTTTTTTCTCTTGGTCTGCTTTATACTCTTCTAAGCTAACTGCATAGTCCCCCGCCTTAAGCAGGTGTTTCTGATACTTTTGCAGATAACCGAGTTCTCTTTCTTGTTTTTCTTGGGCTAAAAGCTCATCTCTATGAGCAGCTGTAAATGCAATTTCTGCTTCAAGGTTTGCTTGAGTTTCTAGCTGTTCCTTTTCTTTGTCCGCTAAGCTTTTTCTTAATTCGTGCTCTTTTGTTGCCAAGATAAGACGTTGATTTAGTTCTTCGTTAGCCGTAAATTCTTTTAACTTTGATTCTGCATCATTAGCAGCATTAATTTGTTCTATTAAGCTGCCTGCTAAGTCTAGTGTAGTTTGAGATGAGTCTGTTATGTAGTTTCCATCTTCGTCTTTTGCTGTAATACTATTTAAGTCTTTTGTAATAGTCTCATTTAAACGTGCTGTTGCTAATTTACTTGAGTCCTCGGACTGCTCTTTTGTCAATTTTCTCGAGCTGTCTAAATACTCACGGAGCCCATCGAACCCTGCAAGTATGGCCTCAGGTGAGTACTTGCCTAAATCAACTCTGTCTTCGTGGCTCATTCCAGCATCGGAGTATTGACGTTCTTTTTGTTCTTCAGCTTGGACCGCTGGCATACTTACTGACTCGGATGTACTATTTACAGTTGAAGCCTTTGGTTCTGTCTGTGTATTTACAGTCGCCGCTTGTATATCTTTCGTAGCTACTGCTTGCGCCAGCTGCTCCTCAGCCCCCGCTAATAAGCTTTTTTCCTTTTGGGTAAAAGCTACTACGGTATCTCGTAAAGAGCTAAGAGTGTTGTCAATCGAGCCGACTAGCCCAAGAAGCTCTGCATCAGTCTCATTTGCAGTACTAGCAGCGCTTGCTGTTTTTGCCTGAGCTGATGAGTTATTTTTAGGAGTAGTAATTGGTTTGCTTACGGGAGCCTCAAATTTTTTACTAGCTACTTTGCGTAATTCTTCTACAGCTTCTTTCGTTAGCTGAAGCTCTTTTTGAATTTCCTGTTTGCGAACTTTAAACTGCTTTTCAGACAGCTTAAGTCTTATTGCAGCAAGTTCTCTTATTCCCGCTTCTTCTTGTTTAAGGAGCTCATTAAGTTTCTTTATTTTGTCTTCCTGCTGTACTGCCAAATTTTTAAATTTTAAGGCAGCAAGTTCCTCCTCAGCCGCCAGCTCAGCTGCACCAATTGACGCAGTAAGTTTGTCCATTTCGGCTTCATATCGTTTTATACTTTCTACGTCATTTCTTGCATTAAAAGCGTCTTGTTGATTTTGTTCAAAACCAGCCACTTAAGATTTACCTCCTAATAAAATTCCTACCTGGATTGCGCGCTTTGTCGAGCTTCTTCAAAAGCTTTTTTAGTAGCGTCATTTTTTGCATTAATATTTTCAATTAAATATACTCGTTCTGTGTAGGATAGATCAAGTACATCTGTGTAGCTGGTATGTAAGCTATCACTTATATACCAGCATTCTTTGACTATTTCTTTAAATCGTTTTGGGCCGTAAGGCGAGCCGTCATTAGATGTTTGTGGGTCTAAAAAACTCGGGCCCGAAGCGAAAGAAGGATGTAATTTCTTCACCGCACTTAGGACAATTTACATAAAGGATATTCTCTAAGCCGATAAGAGTGTTTAGCTTATCAATATTATTTAATATCTTTTGTAAGTCAAGCGCCGGCAGCTTGTCGATAAAGCTCTCAAGCTCATGTTCAGGTTTCTTTTCGCCATCTACATAGTCTATTGCACAAAGAAGCTTTACAAGAGTCTCAAAATCAATTGTAGCCGTCTTATACTTACGCTTCATTTCTTTAACTTTAACTTCCATCTCCTCAGTCATTCTAGGAGTATTAAACTTTAGAGTAACAGTTCGGCCACTCTTAGGAAGTACAAAGGTTCTATAATTATTAATCTCTTCTTCATTAAAAGGTTTAAGTTCAATATTACCAAGTTTTGCAGTAGTTTCTACAATTTCTCCGCATTCTGGGCACTTAAGAGTAACCTTATAGTCTTCGCCATAAGTTACGATTCTTAGCTTATGTAGTAAGAACTCGTAATCACCTAAGCACATATCATAAACGTGAATAGCGGGCTTCTCAATAAAGCAGTCTTCGATGATATCTGCAAGAGTTTTTAGAGGAGTACTCGAGGGCGAAAGTCTCTTCATTTCATCTCTTGCGGTCATGCTTCTGAGCTCAACATGAGGATCTACGTTTGTTTCATAGATTTTACCGCCAGAAGGTAATTCGTAACCTTCCATAATAGTGTAGTTAGTATTTCTTTCTGCCATAATAAATTTACCTTTCTTTTATATATTAGATATCACGATTTTCAAAATACTTCTCAAGAATTTCACGAATCAGTGCAGAGACTGTTATACCTTTTCTTTGTGCTGCTTCTTTTAATCTCAGTATGAGAGGTCGTGAAGATTCAAAAGTTTGTATTACTTTGTCGCTTCTATCTACTTTTTTTCGTCCCATAAACAGTTATCCTTTCAATTATTATTTTGTCCTGGAACAATCATATAATTTAGCAAAAATAAAAATAGATTTATTAAATTTATCAGTAAAAAAGAAAGCTACTAGATAAACTAGTAGCTTTCCTATAATTTTATTTTAGTTAGTCTTAGTCTGCTTCATTCATAACCGCACGGTCATACTGAATAGTTGCAGTAATCGCGCGCTTACCATCATTTTCCTTATCAAAAGCATCCTCAGACAAAGCGCTAATCCAGCAGCCGTAAAGTGTCCAAGATCTTACCTGTTCATAATCCTGGGTATACTCAACGAGTGTACAGTTACGCTTGTAGTCCGCCATACGTCCACCCTTACGAGTATGTACATTATAAGCGAGACCCTGCCAAGCCATAAGGATGGACTTGGTATCAACGCCAACGACGTCATCTACTTTTACAGAGCCGGCGTTAAATGTAGGAGTTCCGGCGAAACGAACAGTTTCATTACCCCTCTTGTACTCAAGAACTCCAAGTTCAAAGTGAGGAATATCAGAAGTAAGTACATTAAGTTTAAGTATTTCTTGTGCCTTAGCGATCTTATCAGAAGTAGGAGCATTAGCATGATCTCCTGTATAAGTTGCTTTTATAATATTATCGAGGTTATCAACAATCAGCGAGAAGAAACCTGTTCTAGCAGCTTCGTAATTCGCAAGATTTGTGCTAATGTGTTGAGCATCTAAACTATTTGACATAATATATTAATCTCCTTTCAAATTACTCAGCAATCGTTACAGCAGTTTCACCAAGAGAATCCTCAAGAGAAATCTCAAGAACAAAGTCTTCAACAGCTTCAATCGGAACGATTCTTACTCTAGCTCTAAGCGTAGCTTTCTTATCGGTATAAACTTTCTCAATTTTATAGTCTCTTACGCCTTGGTCAGCCTTCATTCTATCAAGCATAGGAGTGATAGAGTTTTTGAAGTTAATCCAGAGCACATCGCTATTAGGA